AGCCGAGTTTTGTATATCGAGCGCCGCCCATGTACGCAGAATGGTTGTCCATGTCGTCAGAGGCTGCCCGAAGCTATCCTGGCCGGTAGCGGGGGCCTGAATTTCGATGCGTCTGTTGAGTCGGCCTGATTGCATTAGTTCACCGTCTCAAACACTTCGCCCGCGAGTAGTTCAGCGACACCGAGCGGGATGGTCTTAAGGACGGTCTCGGATGAGGCCTCGTGATTGTTATAAAAATGGGAGACGAGCAACAAAATCGCCAGCACCATGGTCTGCGGGCAGTTATTGACTTGCACACCGTCGCCGTATGTGCCGGATGTGAAGTCGATCATCACCTGGCCGGGGATGTATTGGTTCTGGTACGGCCATGTGTAGCCGGGAGCCGGAAAGATCCGCGCAGGCTCGGAGATTAGATCGACGACGTAGTTGCTTGGGTCGATGACAACGATCTTCATTTGGTCGTTGTAGTAACTGATCTGGTCCACACTAAACGTTGCGGGCTTGGGTAGGCGGATGGACAGTGCGCGGAAATACCAGCCTAAATATGCATCGTGACTAGAGCCGGTGACAGTATCCCAACCGGGCCACGGGAAGTAATCGAGGGTGAGACGCATCTTGCGATTGAAGATGCTTCGATCACACATCTTCTCGACGAGCTGCCGTGCCGCCACGATGTACCCCTGTATCAGCGTGTCGTCAATGTCGTAGTCCACTCGTGCCTGTGCCTTCGCCGTCTGTAGCGACACTGGCTCGACGATGGGTTGGCTGAGAGTCCGATAAGAGAGAGGCATGAGGGTCCTGAGTGGGGAGGTTATGCAGCTAGAGGCTGGGAGGGTTTCTTTATGCCTTTATTCCAAGGGATGCGGCCCTTCTTAGCCGCGCTCATCTTGCGACGGGCATCCTCGGAATGGGTCTTGCCTGTGAAGCTCGGGATGCGGCCCATTAGCTTCAACTTGGTTTCGGCAGGGAGCAGTTTGCCCTTCTTCGCTTCACGCTGTTTGCGGATAGACTCTTCCGAGTGGGTCTTACCGTAAAAGTGATTTTTCTCACCTTTGTGGCTTTCACTCATTTTTATACGGGCGTCATCGGTATGCTTCGCACCTTTGTTGTGTGCAATATGCCCTTTGTTGCCAGCACTAATGGCCGCTCGATGCGCGGCTGACAGCGTCTTTCCTTTGTGGGCTTCACTAATCTTGCGGCGGGTTTCTTCCGATAGCTTCTTGCCGAAGCGGTGGTTATCTTCACCAGCGCCAGCGCCGTCGCCACCCGCCGTCATGTTGTAGCCATGCTGCTTTGTACGAGAGCAATGCATCTGGATAAAAAACGTCTCAAGGTCATTCAGAAACGGCTCTAAGGAAGCTGCGATCACTTCGATGGTGAAGGATGTGGGACCGTACTTGCGGACGGCACAGTGCAGAGATTGCGTGCTGCCGACGCGGGCATCCCGCTTATGTTGATTCCAGCGATGCTTGAGCGCTTTAACTGTCTGACCGACGTACTTCTTCCCATTCACCTTGTTGGTGATGAGGTAGATGATTCCTTCTCTCATACGGGTGGATACCGAGAGAAGGTCAGCGGGGGCGGTTATAAGACCGCCCCCCTGGGTTCATTTCACCGTCAGACTTACGAGCGGGGAGTAGGTCGTCGAGGCGATGGTTGGACTTCCGCCTGCGCGGGCAAAAGCCACAATTCCCAGACGATTTAACTCGATCCACCTGTCCGTGCTTTGTTTAATCACGATGCCAGGCGAAACTTCACGCAGCGTATACGCCGAGGCGTGGTTGCCAAAGCGAATCGCCAGGTTGCCCGTCGCCACAGTCGGCGCGAACTGATCGATTTTGACCGGATAGCCGAAGATCGTGCCAGCGAACCCGCTCGTCGCGCCGTCGGTGAACGGCATGAAGATCGGACGCGCATTACCGTCAACGATGTTCATGACCACGCCGAGCGAGGCATTCGACATCGACCATGCAGCGCCAATGGCGTACGCAGGGTCGAGAGCAGACATCAGCCCAACGAGATCCGCGTAACCGACCTTCGCAGTGACGGCGGTCGTCAGAGCCGAGGGCGCGGACAGCGCGACGAAGTTGGAGCCGTTGCCCGCGACGATGGCCTGAGACACCGAGCGCAGATAGCGATTCTGGATCGCTGTATTCACGTCTGTGATGAGGTCGTAGTCCAAGTCCTGCACCAGTTTGTTGTCGAGCAGGATGGGGTTGGAACGGAGGCCGTCAACCTTGACCGTTACGCCAGTGATGGACGGGTCGGTCGTGGTGACGGTGGTCGTGTCAAGCACAAATCCGTTGGTGGTATCGTCCCACAGCGGCACACGCACATCCTCGCCGGTTGCGGTACGCATCTTGCGCACGATGTCGTAGATGGAGCCAGCGGAGCGGAGCGCCTGGACCGGCTGCACGGCTGCGACAGGAATCATCACGCCACCGTTGGCGGCGACGGTAAGGTCACGCTGCTCGAACTTCTCGCCGCGCAGGTACGAGCGAAGGGCGACGTTGGAGACGAGGTTGCGCTGCTCGAAAGTGCGCTCGTCAGCAGCTTCGCTTCCCTGCTCGATGTCGCCACGGGCGGGGTTTTGCGGCTGCGCTGCTCGGGCTCGACTTCGGTGGCCTTGATGCGCTCGATATCGCCGCGTACAACCTCTGCTTCGGCGATCATCGCGTCGGCTTTGGCGCGGGTTTCAGCGGTAACGGTTTCGCCCGTCATGAGGGTGCGGGCATCGACAAGGAGCTTACTGCGCTTCTCAGTGAGGGTCTTAATCATATGTGTTACCTCGTCTGTTACAGATTCCGGCTAACCGGAGGGGGATTAACCGGAAACCATAGGAGTCCGGGTGATGAAAACTTGAGGGTGGATTAGCTGGCTTCTGCCAGAGCGATGCGAGTCAGGATGTTGAGTCGCTGCTCGTCCTCGTGCTTTACCAGCTCGGCGGGCTTGTTCCCCTGCTCAATGCGAGAGCGGTACTCGACGGGCATCGACTCGGGGAGAGACCGTGCCTGCGCGTTGGCTGCGTCGTAGGCCGGATATGTCACCGGCGACACGTCAAGCAGTTGGTCGATCTCCAGGATCGTTCGAGTGATCGTGCCGTCCTCGTTGTCGGTCCACTGGTCGCGGGCGACGACGAACCCGAACGACGAGCCGGTGATGTCCTTGCGTCGCAGGGAGACCATCAGGTCATTGGCCAACGTCGTATCGGGTGGGTTGACCGTGTATGCGAGGCCGCGTGAGTCTATCGACAGCGTTAGGGTACCGGCGGTTGTGCGGCCCAACACGTTATCCGGGTTGTGGTTAAACAGGCATCGCACGTCCGGATTGGTGGCCATCACCGCGTCGAAGCAATGAGGGTCTAATTCCTCAGTCCAGAAAGGCCCTTGGCCGGGCGAGCCGAACACCGCCGCGTAGCCCTGGATCGTTGTGGGCTGGTCGGGGTCGGAGACACGGAACTCGTGAGTGATGTTCCGGCGTTCCTGTTTATTGATTGTCATTATTGGAGTCCTCTGGGTCGGCGCTGGGTGGTGGCAACTCGTCGATGTTCTGGAGCTTCGCCTGGGTCGGTAACTGCTCCATGTTGGCCATGTTGACTGGGTAAATGAGCGCGGAGCCAGCGGCATCGCCGATGGGGTTGTAGCCCAGCTCGATACGGCATTCATCGGAGGTGAGGATTCCCCACTGTCTACCGAGGGCCAAAGTTTGGGTCTGGGACTGCCAGTCCCCACGAAGCCGTTCTGTAAAATCAAACGTTACAGATAGCTTGGAAGCACCTCTGCCGCTGAGTAGCTTGCGCTGCAATTCCTGTTCAATACGGATGATGATGGGCCGCAGCGTATCGATAACGAAGCCTAATTGCTGCCCCATCCAGTTGTTATTCGACATCCTCTCAAGGCTGCCGACCATCTGAGCGGGTATCTTGAACATTGCTGCTATGTCGCTGCGGGTATAGTTACGCGCTGCAATGAATTGAGTGTCTTGCGGGTCCAGGCCGATGGTCTTGACGTCCCAGTCGCCGTACAAAAAGCCCTGCGAATGTTGATTCTCGCCGGAGTGGGCAGCCTTCCAGGACTCTCGGATCTCCGCCTGCACCTTTGGGTCGGGCGCTGTACCTTTGCGAATCAGGAGAGTAGGTGGCTGTGCGCCGTTGGCAAAGAATCTTGCCCCGTACTTCTCCATAGCCTTCGCGGTGGCGAATGACTCACGAGCCGCACGGATGGGGCCGACGCCCTTGATGCCGTCGAGCGAGAACAACGGGAAGTGCAGGACATCAGCGGCGGCGATGACACGATAGGTGCCGTCCTTCATGCCATCTGAGGTTTTGAATGCGAGAGTACCGTCTGGCTGGCGAAATGGTTCAGTTTTCAATGGGTGCAGCGGCCAGATAGATTCGATAACTTTGTTGTCGTCGCGGATCAACTGCGCGTACCCTACGTTTCGGAGTCAGGAACTTCGTCCACTGTGTTTAATATTTCCCTGTGGATAACTTCTCGCTGGGAATGACTACTGCCTCGCTAAACTGGGTCCGCACATAAAAGGGAGATGGATCATGTGGACACTAGGGCTTGCTATACGAGCGTTTTTTAGATGGAGTTCCGCGATTGATGACAAACTTCATGGCCGCGTCCAGAAGGTTGGGTATTTCTACCCACAGAAGAAGTCAGGTAAATAGCCCACTCACGCTAAATAAACGTGAACTGCCACCATCCCACCACCCCTAACCCGGCGGTGGGATTTTTATTTGCATCCATATTCCAGGCCGTCGCACCCGCCTCGGAATCCCCCTATATGAACGCAAATAACCGCACCGCCGCGCAAGACACCGCACCCCGCCTCCTATACGACCGGAAGGAAGCGGCCCGACAGCTCAGCATCTCCGTGAGGTCGATTGACTACATGGTCACCAGCCGCAAGCTCACAACCCAGAGGATAGGTTCCCGCGTGCTCATCCCTCACGCGGAACTCCTCCGGCTCAGCACCGCTGACTTACGCTCCGTTGTGTAGGCCCGTTACTCGACCCAATTGAGAACTGCCATCGCATCGACCACCTGCGTGGGCGCGAAGTGCGCGTACCGCATCGTGGAGGCGATGGAGGCGTGACCGGCGGCCTCTTGAACCACCTTAAGGTGGACGCCAGCTTGGACCAAGCGAGAGCAGAAGGAATGCCGATTATCATGCCATCGATAGTCGGCGATCTTCGCCTTCTCCAGCGCTCCGGCCCACCACTTTTTATTGTCGGCCTTGGCGAATACCGAGTCCTTCGGGGCCTGGTTGGGTTGAGTCGCTGAACGGTCGCGCCGACTGGCCTCAAGCCCTTTGAGCGTGCGCAGGGCCTTGGCCACGTCCTCGATGATGAAGGCGTTGCGGGGCTTCCCATTCTTGGTCATGCGGAGCCGCATGATGCGCCGGTCGAAGTCTACGTCTGGCCAGCGGAGATTGTATTGCTCGCTCCGTCTCATTCCTGATCTGATCGAGATGTTGAACTCCATCATCCGATGGACCGCTTGTTTTCGAAGTTCTGGGTGCTTCACCTCATCGTGCGAGTCGATTTCCCGCTGGAGGACTGTCCGCAGCCGCCGCTCCTCGTCGAGCGACAGGAACCGCTCTATCCCGTTACCGGTGTCCTTGAGTGGGACATCCTCAGCCGGATTGACATCGACCAACCCCCGGCGCTTGCCATGCTTATAGAGCATCGAGAATGTTCCCCTTAGCTGGTTGATGGTGGC